GTCACGTTCAGCCCGGAGAATGACGCCACCGTGCCGGCGAGCTTGTACGCCTGGTTGTTCACCCCGCAGCCCGGATCGAACAGCGCGTGACGGCAGCCGGTCTGGTAGTGGGCGCGCAAGCCCGGTCGCTTCAACGCCGTGAAGATCGACTCGCAGCGAATCTTGGCGGTGCTGCCGGCAAACACCACGGAAGCGACGCGCCCCTTCCACCAGGTGATGTACTCTGAATCACCGAGGTGGTTGCGGAACACCGTGAGCGACACGACACCGTTCGGGCGCGCCGCCGCGAAGAGTTGCGCCACGGCGAAGTCCCGCGCGCACTCGAGGTCGATGCCATTGCGGGCGAATTCCGGCGACTGCTCGACCGCCGAGCGGCGGATCACGGCGGGCTGGTAGCTCTCGACCTGATAGGTGATCGCCTCGCGGCCGCTCGTCACCGTCCATACCTGCTGGCCGAGGACGAAGCGATAGAGTTCCACCGGCTGGCCGGCGGCCGCCGAAATTTCCTGCGTGTTGTAGCTCATGAGGGTGTCCGGTCAGGCTTTCACGGAGAGCATCGGTACCGAGGCCTCCACGACACTGTCGGTCTGCCAGTTGAGTTCGATCTGGTCGGCGTCGAGTCGGGTCTTTTCCAGAAAGTAGATAGCGACCCAGTCCTCGGGATTGGCGTCGAAGCCGAAGGACTGATTGATCGTCATCACCTCTTCGTCGCCGATGGTGCCAGCTCCGAATCCCTGGATGGTGCGGAAGTACCACGTGCCGTTCTTGTGCAGGAAGGCTGCCTCGGTGCGTCCCGGCATCGGATTGAAGTACAGGGCGTAGCCGCGCGAGGCCACCGTCATCACCGTCTGGTTGGACAGGATTTTCTTGGTGGGGACAATGGAGGCTTCCCAGGTCGGATGCCAGAACGCCGTCAGCCGTCCCGCCCGCGCGGTCAGCCAGCCCCGGAAGGCGGCGATCTCGCTGCGGCTCTTGAAGATGTAGTCGAAGGCGCGGCGCACGAACGGGCGCGCGGCATGGTCATCCACCGCCGTGATGCCGGTGTCGAAATCGAGTACCTCGGCCAGTCGCCGGTAATCCGTCTCGACATCGCGCACCCGGTTCGGCCGCGTCGTCCAGACTGCGGTCGAGTTGAAGGTGGTCGCCGACTCCTGCTTCGTGATCGCCGTGGTGCCGGCAATGTCGAAGACCAGGCGCGCCGTCGCGATGGCGTCGGTCACCCTTGACACCGCCTGGGTCACGCGCAGCCGGGCCGTGCGTGCCGGCGCGACGAAGGCGCCTGCCGGCCACGTCTGCAGCAAGGGCTGCTTCAGGGTCACGGCATTGCTCGCCACCGAGAGCACTTCTGCCGCCTCGGTGTTGCGGCTGTCGCTGCCGATCACCAGCAGGCCATCGGCCTCGTACTCGAGGTTCGTGGTCGTGATCGGAATCACGGTGCTGCCGGCAGTGATCGCCGCCGAGAGGAACGCCTTGTCTGGCCAGATGGGCAAGGCATAGACGCGCGACTGCCAGGCCGACAGAAGAACGTCCAGCAACGCCGCATCGTCGCGCCCGACCAGGATCGAGAATTCCAGCGAGCGGCGCGGCTTGGCCCGCAGGCTGACCCGCTGCTCGGTGCCGTCGCGGGCAGTCAGCACGTCGGTCGCCCACATCAGGCGCTCCAGCCAGCCATCGGCCCAGTTGGGTTTCAGGCCGAACACCACGACGCGCCGACCGGAGATCGACAGCGTCGGTGCTTCGTCGGGAAACTGGAACGTGAAACTCGCCTCAATCACCGGCGGCCCGTCGAGGCTCACCGAGACGTTGTGCAGGCGCGACTCCAGCATCCCGTAGGTCGTGGGCGGGTTGGCCGGGGCAGCCAGCGTGATGCCGCCGTCGTTCTGGCCGACAACCGCCGACAAGGTCTTGGGGGCGAAGTGGGCGTTCCACACCTCGACCTGGCGGATCTGCGTCGACAGCAGGTTGCCCAATGCGATCTTTGCCGGCAGCAGATGGACGTGGTGATACCAGTCCTGCTCGAACTGACGAACCATGTTCCCCGCGAAGGTCGACACGATCTCGGCGACCGGCAGGTTGTTGGCCAGCGGGCCCGCATTCGGCGGATTGCTGTCCAGTGCGCTCGGGTACGGCAACGTCAGGGGCGCTGGCAGGAACTTGTACGCCGCGCCATAGGCGGGATCGGACGGCAGCCCGGAAGGCAGGATGGATCCAGCGTAGGTGGTCATTTCAGGAAGGCATAGCCGCCGTAGCTCATACTGAAGACCATCCAGTCGCTGCCGCCCAGCGTGACGATGTCCTTGTTGACGTACTGCCCGTTCATCCTCAACAGACGCACGCCAGGTGCATAGCCCATCATCGAGTAGAAGTAACTGGGCGTCGGGCGGCCGACTTCAACCGTGCAGGGATACAGGGGCGTCACTCCGTTGAAGGCAATGGGTGAATAGCTGTCGAGCTGGCGCGTGGTCGCGTTGTAAAAGGCCCGCACCGCATCCGTGCCGTAGGTGCCGACCTTCCACTTGTTGGTATTGCCATCGATGTCGGCCCGCACGTAGGTGCTGTAGGTGTCCGACAGGAAGGCTCCACCGGTGAAGGTACAGGTCTTGGTGATCGCGCCGAAGATAAGCGGCCCGTAAGTAGTGCTAGCCGTCTGCACGACGCAGTAACACCAGCCGTCGCCGCCGAAGAGGAAGTACTCGGCACTCCCCGACATCTGCGACACGGAGAACGAGCCCGAAGCGACGGTCTGCGAACTGTAGGCCAACCCGCTGTTGAAACTGGTCGAGCCGTACCACGCGATGTAGCTCGCGTAGGAATGCAGGTTAACGAACTGGCCACTGGCGGCGTGCTGCAGATGCAGACGGTAGTAACCCGCGTCTGCCTGATACATTAACTGCGCGTAGCCGCAGACCCCGGTGGCGAAGATCCGGATCTTGTCGAGGAGGTCGTTCGGCGAGGTGGTGATGCCGGATTGAAATGCCATTGATTACCTCACGCGAGCCGCATTACGCAAGTTTTAGGGCCCAGTAGTCGCTGTAGCCGGTGCGATACACGTCCTGCACGACCAGGTGATCGACGCCGCCGACGCTGATGATGTTTTCCGCTGCATTGGCGTAGCCGGGGACGCAGTAGCACCCTTCCATCTCCCCCAGGCCGGCGAGAATGAAAGGCAGCAGCGGGTAGGAGCCGTCCGGGCATTCCCGGGTGTTGCTACCCCAACTGTGCGGCCACATCGCCGACACACCCGTCCAGACGCCGGTCGGCGCGTAGTACGCGCCCGAATACCCAGACGACTTGGGCAGGTGGTTACGGTAGGTGTAGGAATTGCTCCAGCGCGTTGAACTGTTGTAGGTGCCGCCGACCAGGAGCGGGTACGGGTACTGCCCCGGCGTGGCGTAGGGCAGGAACAGGCCCAGATGCATCATTTCATAGTAGGTACCTGTCTTCGCTACCATCACAATGCGGCGGCCGTTGGCCACGATCCAGTAAGGCATAGCGGACGCCATCAGCAGCGCGTAGAACGTGCCGCTCGGGTTGTACTGGCCGTCGAACGTCTGCGCCGCATTCCAGCCGACGAAGCCGCGCAGTTTCCAGTTGCCGTAGTCCGCACCGGCCTCGGACAGGATGCCGACGTTGATCTGGTCGGTGCCGGCCAATCCCGGGCCCTGCAGCACCAGTTCGGCGGGCGGCCCGGGTACCCAGCGCAAGACCGACCAGCGCTCGTTGGCGGGCAGCATGTCCTGGGTGACGAACTGCTTGAGCCGGTTCAGCAGATCGAGATAGTCGGTGGCAGTGCCACTGGTAAAAGCCATGGCTTACCTCAGCAATTCACGCACGGCGGAACCGTTGCGCGAGAGCACGTTGAGAATGGTTTTTTCACCGGCGGCGGAATTGAGATAGTCGGCCGCCATGCCGGGATCGATGACGTTGACGATGCGCACGGATTGCGACGGCGCGGCTGCCGGGGCTTGGGCGATCTCAGGCACCAGACCGCCATCGGCGAAGGCCAGGCGAGGGCCAGACCAGCGCGGAACAAACAGGCCGCCGTTCAGAGCGTGCAGGAAGTCCGCGCCCACCCGGCGCACGGCCTCGGCGCGCAGCACATATTCCCCGGCGGACAGGCGTGCCGGGATCGAGTCCGAGGTCGAAGTTCCTGGCCCGCTCACCAGACCACCCGTGGCGAAGCCCTTGAACAGACCGCTGATGAAAGCGCCAAATCCCCCACTGCCACCACCACCTCCCATCGCGCCAAACAGACTCTCGGCGAGTTTCTGTGAAGCGATCCGGTTGATCGACGCCAGTACGCTGCGCGCAAAATCGGCGAAGGCATCCTTGGCTGACTTGGCACCCGAGCCGATCTGCTCGAACATCGTGGCAAAGGCGTTCTGGGTGTCACCATTGATGCGTACCGCCACCTCGTCCGTCACAGTCTTGAGGCTGGCGATCTCGATCTTCAGCCGCGCCACCCGATTGACCGCCTCCTCGGAGCCGGTCGATTGCGCGAGTTGCTCCATCTTGGGGATCAGTGCTTCGACTTCCCGTGCCGTCTCGGCCTGCAAACCCAGCAGCGTCTGCCGCATCTGGGTTTCGGTGATGAGCCCCGCCTCCTTTTGCACCTGGAGTTCCCGACCCCGCAGCGACAGCCGCTCGGTCGCGGTCTGGTACTGGCTCTCGAAGCGGGCCAGTTCCGCCAGATCCGACTCGACATCGATCAGCCGCGCCACATCCTGAGTGCCGGCGGTGTCGCCCATGCGCTGCAACTGCTCAATCAGGGGCTGATACTCGCGTTGCAAGCGGGCGCGTGTACTGTCACCACCCGTGCCACCCCGCACCTCAGCGAGCCGATCACGTACTCGCGCGAGTTCATTGGCGAGTTGCCGTTCGGCATTGGCCGCCGCATGGGCATTGGCCACCTCGATCTCACCGCGTTGTTGTGCCAGAGCGGCTATCTCGCCATCGAGCTTCTTGACCTCGGCCATGGCTCGCAGCCGGGTGGCCTCGTCTTTCCCACCACGAGCCATCTGTTGCTGGGCATTGCGCTCCTCGGTCTTGCGAGAGACGTCCTCGTCGATGGCGGCCTGCTCAAGGCGGGTCTTTTGCGCGTAGTAGTCCCGAATCGACACCAGTCGATCATCGAGAGCCCGGTCGAGTGCAGCCTTCTGCTGATCCAGCCCGGTTTTGAGCAGACGGAACTCGGCGTCGGCCTGTGCCTTCAGGACGGCCAAGCGGGCTGCGCTGTTGTCCTTGTCTTCCGCGCCTTTCTTGATGCAGCGTCCGCCACGCCATTCCCCGCCCGAAAGGACGCAGGCCATGCGCTGCATGTCTTCTGTCGCCGCACCCGTATTTCCCGCAGTAGGACTGGAGGGCGCAGGCCCTGGTGGGCGTGCCTGGGGCGGATTGAGGATGCGTGCCGACAAGGCATCGACTTCGGCACGCGCATTGACGGCGTCTTCGCGCATGGCTTCGCCGATCGCCTTGAAACCCCGGATGTCGAGTCGTGCCAGGGCAGTGAGTTGCGCGGCCATGCCACCGATCTCGGTGCCCATCGACTTGAAGACGTAGGCGACATTCACGCCGAGGACGAGAATCGCCTCCAGGGTGGTTTTAAGGGCACCGCCGAGAATGGCTGCGAACCCGGTCGCTTCTCCCTGGCCTTCGCGGATAGCATCGGTCACGACCCTCAAGGGTGCCAGCAACTCGGTGGCCAGCGAAATGCCCAACCCCGAGGACGAGGCTTTGAGCGCGGTCAAATTGTCGTTGAAGGCTTCGGCGGCCTGAGCGGTTTCGGTCGACAACTTCAGGCCGAGTCGTTCGGCTTCCTGCATCAGTGCGCGGATTCCCGATGACCCCTGATTCAGGAACGGGATCATGTCCATCCCGCTCTTGCCGAAAAGCTTTACCGCCAGAGCCGTCTTGGTGGCTCCGTCCTCGAAGCTGGCGAAGCGATCTGCGATCTCCAACAGGAGATCATCCGTGGCTTTGAGATTGCCAGCAGCATCCTTAACGCCGACGCCGAGCGCGGCAAAGGTCTGCGCGCCCTCGCCGAGATCGGCGCTGGCTTCGGTGGCATTCTCCGAGAGCTTCTTAAGCCCCATCTGCAGCGATTGCAAACCGACGTCCGACAACTGGGCGGCGAACTGCAGCGTCGACAGGGCCTCGACCGAGATGCCGATTTTCTGCGAGAGCTTGTTCAGTTCATCGGCAGAGTCGATCGCTCCCTTGACCAGTGCCGCGAACGCGCCCAGCGTGAGCGAGACGCCCAAGCCTGCCAGCAATCCCTGCACACGGCGGGTCTCGTCGCCCAGACGCCCGAGGTTGTTCCGGATGCCGTCCAGGGCGGTCCGGGTCTGGTCAACGGCGGTGATGAGGATCTGTGCGCGATCGGAAGCCATGTCAGTTGCGGTTCAAGTAGCGATTGATGGATTGAGCCAGTTGCGGCATCGCACGCCGCACCGTCCCGTCAAAATCGAAGCGGCGTTTCAGGGTGACGCGGGGCACCAGGACGGCGATCGGAATCTCCTGGCCACGCTTGATCGATTTCGCTCCGGTGCGCTGTCGCTCGGCGCGCTTGAAGCGCGTCAGGGTCGAGGCGTTCTCCTTGATGTTCTCCGCCATCAGGATGACCTTGCCGTCCTTGCGAATAAACCAGGCATTGCCGGAACGCATCAGGGTGTCGATCACCCGGGCAAAGGCTTTGCGCCCCATCCGTCGCCCGGACTCGGTCAGCGGGATCAGCATCTTGCCGGTCAGGGTCGCCCCCCGCACATGCACACCCAGCCAGGAAACCCGTGACCCCACCAGCAAGGCTGGTAACCGCGTCGAATCCCGATCCAGCACCTTGGCACGCATCGAGCGCAGGAAGGCCGGCTTGCGGATCGCCAGATCGGACTGCATGCGAGTGCGTAGTGCTTCCGTCAGGCTGCGGCTGCTGTCACGCATCCCCAGGCCGACCGCCTTGTGGATTGCTTCGCGGCGTGAGCGGGTCCAGGCGGCCAATACGCCCTTGTCGAGCAGACCCGAGGTGATCAGGGAGATTTTGAGCATGGTGCGGTGAGGCTCTGAATGGCCTTGCGGATGGCTTCGCCCGTCCCCTGGCTACCGGTGGCAATGACTGTCAGCAGATTGGCCAGTTGCCGCTGCTCCTGAAGATCGATGGCGTCGAGCCATGCGTCAACCTGCGCCAGGGTGTAGTGCGGGATGTCCTGCCAGGCATGGCCATGCGCAATCAGGCGCTGGCAGGCGTCGGCCCAGCCAACTGACTGCTGATGCGACTCACTGCCTCGCCCAGTTTCGGCACCACCCGCCGGATAAAAAAATCCGCATTCACCTCGAACAGGGACTGCGCGAGAAAAATCGCCTCATCCAGCGCCAGCCCGGCAATCCATTCGCGGGGTTGGCGGCTGGCGATGGACATGGCCTCGATCATGGCCTCGCCATGACTGCCCAGTAGACGCAGCCAGTCCGGTTCGATGGCGAGATCCGCCGTGAAGGGCTGAATGGCCTTGGCGAAGGCCGGAAGTTCGCCCAGTACGAGGGGCGTGAGGGCAATCGTTTGGTCCGCCACGCGGATCTCGAACGGGACGGGCGGCAGAACGGTCATAGGATCTGTGGGCTTTTTCATAGCAGGACGATCCGACCGAATTGCCCCAACTCACCACTGGCCGACTTGGTCAGATCGGCGAGCACCTGCCCGGACAACTCGAACTTGAGCAGGTCGCTGGTGATCACCGACAGTTCCTTGGCCGGGTTGATGGCCACGCGGTAGAGGTCGATCACCACTTCCTTGTTGCTGTCGGCAGTATTGAGGCCCTCGAAGCGAACCCAGCGTTCGGGCAGGGGCTGCGTGAACATCGCGGTGGCGCTGGAAGCACCGTAGCTGTAGCTGGCGGTGATGGCACCCGTCACACCGGTGATGTCGTTGAACTGAATGGAACCATGCTTGGCATTGACGGTGTACTTGGTATCGGCGACAGCCGCAGCGCCGGCCTTGATGACCACGCTGGAGACGTTCTGTTTTCCAAGCAGATAGAGCTTGCCGAGTTCAGCCGTCGCGATGACGGGTTCGTCGGTCACGGTGCCGCTGGTGACCGTTGTAGTGGATCCGTAGAGGGACAGTTCGAGGTTGGTCTGGATCAGTTCTTCCAGCGTGCAGGCAAACTCGCCCTTCTTGGTCTTGATCAGTTGCAGGTCGGTCAGACGCTGGCCTGATTGCGACTCCTGGTGTTCGAGGGTCTCGACCGAGAGCGAAACCTTGAGGTCAGGTACGTTGCCGACGAAGACGAGCCCCTGCGGGTTGCCGTTGGTGTCACGCGCGCCGATGAAGACGCGACCTTGTCCGGAAAAATAGGCCATGGCGGGTTACTCCTTTGCTTTGCGCTGGGATTGGGTTTCAGGGATGACCGCCGTGCCGACGGCTGTCTCTTGCACCGCTTGCGAATCGTCGACGGGTTTGCCGACACCCTTCTCGATGAGCCATCGGGCGGTGATCTCATCCACATCGATCACGTGACCGGCGAAATGGACTTCGTTGGCATGGGTGTGGGTCTTGAGGAGTTCGATGCGGGACATGGGATTCATCCTTTGCTGGTGAGGTCGCTAACGAATGTGCGATAGGTGATGCGGTAAGTTGCAGGAATGGCGACGGCCTCCATGTCGGCGTCCTCTACCTGCCAGTCGGCTTCCATCTCGGCGATACCGAGTGCCAGATCGCCGAGCGCTGGATCGGCCATCAGTGCGGCATGCGCCCGGCAGACAAGATCGTCTGCCACGGCATAACCGTCGACCGGGTCGCGTGCAAAACCGGTAACGCTAACAATGAGATCGCGCTCCATGCGGTCGTTGGCGCGTTTAACCGGGGTATCCGATTCGACGGTGACGACGAGAGCTGGCGTCTTCTCGCGCGGGATGGCTGTGGTCGGCTGGCGCAACACGACGATGGGCGATACCGCCGTCGCGATGCGCGCGAGGATCTCGCGAACGATCTGCTCGCGCCTGGATTGGGGCATAGGGACTCCGATACAATGAAACCGATAAAGGGAGATGCCGTTTGGCAACGGAAACCAAAACCAAGAAACACCGCAGCAGTCAGTCAACGCCCGACCACTACGTCCTGCGCGTCGATCTCATGGGTATCCAGCCGTCCATCTGGCGCCGTATCCACCTCGATGGCCGCACGCGGCTCGATGCCCTGCATCACATCCTTCAGGCAGCCATGGGCTGGTCCGACTCCCACCTGCACAAGTTCGAGATTCGCGGCAAGCATTACGGTGTTCCGGATCCCGAGTTCACTGACCCCGGTTGGGAAGTGCTCGACGAGAAGAAGTACCGCCTCAACCAACTGCTGGCCGAGGGAGATACCTGCGACTACCTGTACGACTTCGGCGATAGCTGGATGCACCGCATCACGGTCGAGGCGATCAAGGACGCCAAGCCGAGTCCAAGCGACGGCGGCTTTGTTTGGGTCGAGGCTGGCGAGCGCGCCTGCCCGCCCGACGATGCGGGTGGTTCAGGCGGCTACCAGGCGTTTCTCGATCAGCTTGAGGACGACCCCTA